TCAGCTGTGGGTAGCGGTATTGATATTGTTTCTATCTTATCTACATTTGGCAATTGTATTGGTTGCCATTGAGGTGGTGTTGTCATTAGTATATCTGTATGTATTATTCCATTCGTTCTTTGGAGTAGTTTCTTTTGGTCTAGGTCTCCAATGATGAATAACTCCAGAAATAATAAAACAATTTGTAATTACCGTAAGTAAAGTAAAGGCTTTATTTAAATCTTTCTTAAATAACTCACGATTAAACTTCATTAGGTCTTCATTATATAGCAAAGTGCATAGTAAGGTGATCTTGTATCAATACTTACATTGTCTGAACCAGAAATATTTACTGTATCAGAACCAGATCCAGAGAAGTTATAGGCGTGGTTATGAGTTGTAGTACCCCAATAGAAGTTATTCATGACCCTGTATTGAACACCAGTACCATTATAACCATATAAGTTAGTACTACCAAACTGACCAAATTCGTTACCTACGTTACCAGATCCAGATACACTTATGTTTACACTATCAGATCCAGAAATATTAACTGTATCTGTTCGAGTATTAGCACCACCTGTATTTCCTACAGAGTAAGAGTTACCAGCACCAACAACAAATCTGTCTCTAAGATCAGGTGTACTGTTAGATCCATTACATAGTACAAATCCACTAGGAATACTACCTGTAGATCCAGACCATAATAAGATCATACCAGATACAAAGGCTTCAACACCTGTTAAATTTGAACCACTACCAACAAAGTTGTCAGCATATACGTTTGCAAATCTTACAGAGTTTGTACCTAAGTTTCTGCTGCTATCTCCATCAGGTGTAATGTTTTCACAAGTTACGTTACCTGTAAACTCACCACCAGCCAATGGCATTTTAGTAGCAATACTGTTAGTAATAGTTGTAGAGAAACTAGCATCATCGTTTATAGCTGCTGCTAACTCGTTAAGAGTATTAAGAGCTCCGGGAGATGAGTCTACTAAGTTTGTTATTGCTGTGTCTGTGTATGCAGTTGTAGCTACTTTTGTTGAAGCATCACCAGCAGACTGTGTTGTTGCAGTTACACCATTAAGTATAACACCGTTTGAAGTTGTAAGTGCATCTAGTTTTGCATGGTCAGCATCTGTAAATACGTTACTGTCACTAGCAGAACCAACTAAAGTTCTAACTTCAGCAGCAGTCTGGTCAGCAGTAGCTGATGCTTCTATACCATCTAACTTAGTACCATCAGTCGCTACGTCTCTACCATCAACTGTTCCTGTAAGTGTAATATTTCCTGTTACGTCAACACCAGCACCAACGTCTAGGTTGCCAGTTACATCAACATGACCATCTGAATTAATTACTAATCTATTAGTGTTTGAGTTAGTAGCATCAATAAACTGTAAAGCACCTGAGTCTGCTGTAATTTTAAAATCAGGGTTGTTGTCAGTATCAGTGAAACTAAGAGATGGTGTTGTGTCACTAATAACAATATCTTTAGCTGTTACATCGTTTGTTGCTGTAATGTTCCCTGTTACGTCAACACCAGCGTCATCAACTAGAAGTCTAGCTGTACCAGATCTTGTTGCTGTTATGTTTCCGTTGTTTGCTACTGCTACGTTTGATGTTCCGTTTGCAATAGTTGTGCTGTCAACTGCAGTTGTTGAAGTATTCGTAACAATACCTTTTGAGTTAACAGTAACTACTGGGATAGCTGTACTAGAACCAACCGTTCCAGCACTAACACCTGAATCAGCTAGTTTACTATTTGCTATTGCAGCAGTAGCGGATACGTTTGCGTTTACTACTGTTACGTCAGTTGGTAAAGCACCAGCTGCTATTTTAGATGTAGCTATTGAGTCATTATCTAACCTACCAGCAATAGTTGCACTAGATACGTTAGTTAAATCTTCTTTTGCAAGAGGCTTACCTCCTGCTGTACTACCGTCATGTACGACAGCAGTGTCTTTATCTGTATCTATGGTTACTTCACCTTCGGCACCAGTAAATGACCCGTGCTGAATTGAAGTACCACGTCTAAGTTTTAATAATTTTGCCATTTAAAGTGTACCAAAGTCAATTTGTAAATTATTGCCATTAACAGTTCCTACCTCAGTAAGATTATAGTTATTGCAATCTAGTGCAGCAGCCAATTCTGGAGAAGTGTCGTCAGCTACGTTTTGAATACCAGAGTTAGATGTAATACCTAACCATGCAGAACCATTATAGTTTTTCAGTGTATTATTAGCTGTATCAAACCATAAGTCACCAGCACTAGGACTTCCAGGTGCTGAAGCAGCTATTTTGTATTCATTTGCGTATCTATTTACGTCAGCTATAGAACCAGAAACTGTGTTTATATTTGTAGCGTTAGAAACTGTTGCATTAATATTTGAAGCATTAGAAACTGCACTATTAATGTTTGATGCGTTACTTACAGCAGCATTAATATTACTTGAATTACCAGCTACTGCTGTTACATTTGAATTATTGTTTGCAACTGCTGTCACGTTTGTAGATATACCAGCTACCGTTACAACATTAGCTGCAATATCAGCTACAGCCTTGACTGGATCTTCTACTACAGTTATAGTATTACCCATACCACTATGAGCTGTGCAATAATAAGCAAAAGATGTTGGTTGAGATTCTGGTACTACAAGTTGTACTTTTGCTCCAGAGGTACCCTGAGTACCTGTAACAGTAACTCCAGTATTATATGCACTTCCACCACTAGAAAATCTTAGTGGATGACTACCTAAAGTGTTAGAACTTAAATCAAATGTATATGTCCAACCTTTATGTAATGATAATGCTGGTTTAGATACTCCATCAATAAAGTAAGCTCCACCAGATGCAGTAACAGTAAATGTTCTTTCATCTTCTAAAATATCTGCAACTATATCAAGTGAGCCATTAGAGCTACCTGTAGATACAGAATCAGTAATAAGACCTAAATCTTCAGAGTATGTAATTGCTCCAGAAACAATAGCTACGTCATCTAAAACTGATTGAGAAGGTGTGATGATAGACCACGCACTTCCATCCCAGACACGTAAATCATCATTACTGTTGTTAAACCATAAGTCACCGTCTTGTAGTGAAGTTCCATCAGCTCTTTGTGTAGGAGCACTTCCTGCTATTTGATATAAGTCAGCAAAGTTATTTATATCTGCTACGTTTGCACCAGCATTAACAATATTAGTAATGTTAGTAGCAACAGTATTGACTTGTGTTGCTATAGGAACTAATCTATGGAAGCTATATGTATGTAATGTAGATGTTGACTCTACTAAAAATCCAAAGTTTTGAGGTATTGTAGGAGCACCAGTAATAGTAACAGTGTTTCCTGTACCAGCTCCATTAGCTATAGTTATTGTCGTACCGCTAGGAGTTAAAGTAGCAGTTGTAGCTGCAATACTTAAGATAGCTGCCTGTCCTGTAGCTCCTTGTGGGTTAGTTGTTGGGAAGCTAGTTTGGTTTGCAATAGCTGTAAAACCACCAACCTCATCAACAAGGTCAATAATTCTAGCATTAATTGCAGCAGTAGTAGCTACATATGCGTCTGAGTTAGACCAAGCAACACCACTAGCTATAGTTTCAGAAGAGTCTTGTCTAAGGAACTTAGCCTCAGCTTCTGTTTCTGTGTAGTATCTAGCGTCTAATACGTTCTGACCAGCACTAGCTGAAGGATCAAGTTCGGTTTCTGTATAATATCTGTTATCTAAAGTACCAGTTGCAATTTCAGCAGTAGTAAGCTTGTTAGATTGTAGTAATGTTTTTATTTCACCAGCTGTCTGATCTGCTGTAGCTGCAGTCTCTATTCCAGCAAGTTTAGTTTGCTCTGCATCACTGAACTCGTTAGTATTAGCATTAGCTTCGTATGCAGTTTTTATTTCTGCATTAGTCTGATCGGCAGTCGCTGCCGTTTCTATGCCATTGAGTTTAGTATGATCTGCGTCAGTAAATACATTACTATCTGTTGCAGCTTCAGTGAGAGTCCTTATCTCTGCTGCTGTTTGATCTGCGGTAGCTCCGCTCTCAACACCGTCTAATTTACTACCGTCAGTTGCTACGTCACGTCCATCTACAGTCCCTGAGACAGTTATATTACCTGTTACTCCTAACGCACCTATAGTAGTAGCTCCAGCTCCAAGAGTTCCAGTAGTTACCACGTTCTGACTGCCAAAATTGGGAGAGATTTTAGTTCCCGCAATAGCTGCAGAGGTGTTAACGTCAACATCTACTATAGAATTATTAACTATATTAGTAGAATTAACTGTTATATCTGTTGGTAACGCTCCTGATCCTAGTTTATCTAGGGTTACAGAGTCATCTAGTAGTTTACTACCAGCTATATCGGCACTTGCATTAATATCAGCATTGACTATAGTACCGTCAGTTATCATTGTTGATGTAACTGTACCAGTATCTGTAGTTTTGACGACATAATTAGCTGTTCCTAAAGCATTAAATATCTTACCTTCTAAATCAAAAGCTTTATTTCTAGCTTCTTGTGCAGTAAAGTTTGATTCTCTCGCTGAATTATTAAGATCGGTAGCCCTAATCGTACTGCCACTCGCAAAAGAGGTGTAAGAACCAGATTCATCTCTAGTTCTACGCTCACAGAAGACTACTGCACCTTGCGGTAGGGCAGAGTTAAATGTGATTGTATTGTTATCGCTGGAAAGTTGATAGTTATATAAAGTTGTACCTGCGGATACTGCAGGATAGTACAATCCATCTGTGTTGTTCACCTGTGGGTGACTAGATTGTGCAGTACTACCAGTAGATTGGCGTAACTGCAGTATTCTAGTACCACCCGAAAGTGTAACATATACATCTAGATCATCTTGGTTATTCAGTTGTATACTGACAGGACTAAATGTTGTTGTAGTTGCATTAGTCGTGGCAGAGAAAGTTTTTTTAGTTGT